TCGCCGGCGGGTTCAACCTGTCAACTCAGTTAGTCCTTGTCTACCGTGCATCTACAGCGTCTGCAATATTCCGCCACAGTCCCTGCCGGTCTTTCCCGACTGTCATCCCTAGGGTGTTTATCGACCGTGGGAAGTAAGGTCTAGTTTTATCACCCCGTTTACTGCAAATTGTGGTTCGTCCATGAAGGAGTGCAGTACCCTCACGCTAATTATTTATTGACGTTTTCACAGCATAATCAGTATAGCATGTTGACATCTAAAGTCAAGCACCAAACGAAACGATTTCCGGCTTCTCGGCTTTAATGTCTTGAGCCATCTTAACCGCTTCCTCTTCAGTGACTTTGTAAATCTCTTGCAAGGCCCTAGTGATTGTACAGAGCCCGGAAGCGTAAAGCCCCATCCAGTAAGTTGCCTTTGTGTTCCTATCCTCAATAACTGAATCTTGGAAGGATACGGAGTACTCTACTTGAGAAACTGAAATTCCAATGTTGCTTCCATAGGACCTTATCGCTTCCAATATCTGCAAGATTCCGGTTTCTAGTTCATGCTCGTAGTTTACCTTCGTCTTAAAAGTCCTTGAATTGTCGGAAATGACTTCCGTTGCCGTCTTGACCGTAGCACCGTCAAAGGCTAGATAACCTTGAGAGAATCCACATTGAAGGGAAAGAATGTCAAGAAGCGTTTGAATCGCTTCTTTGATTTCGGTCACTCGGAGTTCTACGGAATTGTCTTGAATCTTGGTTGCATCGTCTGGATCAATATTCAGAGCCACATAGACCTCATCGGCAGGGTCGAAGTATCTTACTCTCTTACCGGTGTCTGGATCGTTTACATACCTAACCATTTGTTCCGGTACGATAATCCTTTTCTTGCCTAATACTAATTCCATCTTCAATGAGTCAAAAGCAATGTCTAATGCTTCAAGAGTGTCAACGGAGTTTCCAAAGAAACTTATTCCTAAAGGTGATTCCGGGTCGAAGTTGTTGCTTATTGCCGGCTTGATATACGCAAACAAAGGAACATCGGTTGCAACGAAGGTCAAAGGTTGGAGGTCTGGGAACATATCACTTAAAGGTACGCTGTGGTCGTTCTTGTACAATTCCTGCGTGATGTTATAGCCTTTGTACCCCGCATCGCCTACGGTTGCTCTGTGTGTCTCTACCCGGGTATATTTATCAGCACCCTTAACACGATTGTCAATAAATGAAGCTTCGGTGATTCTTACATTATCCCAGGTTATTGGGACGAAATTATTAGCTTTCACAAAGTCGATTTTGATACTTCCATCATTACGGAGTTTGAGAGCACCACCACCTAATGCTAGTGTGTACTCGGATAAATCGGTTAGATTAGGCATAAAGTTGTTTTCGTCTAGGATGTCTTGCACGGCTTTATCGGTGGTTATCGTGGGAGGTTCGGAAAAGACAAGGTTGTTGAGTTCTTGCACTATCATTTTTCCAGCGTTCAAGGATAAGCGTCTGCGTTTCCTAAGTACACCGTCAACGGTTCTGTATTGATAATCGAGCCATGGTGCTTTCATTTTGTATATATTGAACCATTCATCGATTGCTTTGTCTTTGTCTGATACCTCACTAGGTATGTTTGTTAAAATCTTGTTCCAAGCCATTCTCAGCCTCCCAATGATATTCATATAGACTCCTATCGTAAAATAGTATATCACGATTTAGTAAATTATACTATTGCGGTCAATACCTTGTTTTTCCGCCTTATTCTCCGGCTCATGCCCTTCTTAATCCTGTGTGATTGCCTGTCTAAGTAGATTGCATCTCTCCAGTAAACTTGGTCTATCTCGTCACCTTTTAGTTTCTGTTTATGTCCCATCATACAAACCCCCTATTGCATAAGTTCCTTGTAAGAACGCTCTATCGCGTACTCAAGAGAATCCAAGCTGTCAACATTGGACGAGCCATCATCGAGACGTTCCTCTTTCACGCCTTTCGGATTCCAGACCGCTGTCTCAAGGGCATCTATGAGCGCAACGCAATTACTCATTATCACGAATCTTCCCGAAGCCAAGAGGAAATCGACTAAACGGATTCTGTCAATAATAGCTATCTTCTTACTTCCATGAGCATTGACTACCCCTAGATTTTTCATTGATTTAACTATGAGTTGTTCTGCTGAATCTATGTAAGCATCGGTTATATTGGCAAACAACTTTGATCTACCTACGAAATCTTTGAAGTTCTTTAGTATTGATTCGGTGCTTATGTTCTCCTTGTCATAGAGTTCATTCATTGCAACGATATTCAGTTTCCCGTCTTTCCAGAAGAAGCCTACTTGGATGTAAGAAGTCGCACTTTTATTTCCCCCGATATCAGCTCCAACGATAGAATACAGAATCTTTTCCGGTAATACGCTTATGACATTTCTTTCTCTGTTGAAAGCTGTATAGATTGCACCCTCGGCCCGAACCCGTCTGCCTAAGATGAACCTTTGGTAAAAGACTCCTTGATACTGTTTCTTTATTTCTTCCATTCTTTCGGGTGTTATCGCCGGATTGTCGCTCATTAGAAAATGATGATAATGATACCCCGGAATCCCTTCTTTCAAGTATCGGTCTACATATTCGGTGTAGATAAAATGATTTGGTGGTGAAGGGTTCAGTGTCCAGAAGTTCTTCCTATCTGATGAAGCTAGAGAACGGTTAAACGCTTCCGCTATGAAGTCGGGATTGTGCAGATTGATTTCATCAGCTAGCCAACCGCCTATAGTCATACCTCTGATTTTCTGGAATGATCTTGTATTATCCGAACCGACATAATAGATTAATTTATCGCCTAACTGAAGGTATTTACTTCCGTCAGTATCCGTTCTCTGGATTGCCCCTGTTAATGCTACAAATCCATATTCCCCTATGATACAGTTCCTTGAGATTGACCCCATAGTAGCACCGGACATTAAAAAGACCTTTTCCGGTGAAGTGCCGATATAGATTCCCCAAGCTATGAGAGATGCTAAAGTCTTACTAGACCTAACAGCACCTTCCCAAACATTCAAATAACCCGTGTTAAGAATTGACTCCTTAACCTTCGGATTAAATTCAAGCATCTTCATGTAGTGAACCTAAAGCCTTTTTAATCTGTTCTGCAAACTTATTCTCTTCTGCAATTTGTTCTTTCGGCTTATCGCTCCATCCAATTTGCTTCAATGAGAAGATAGCCATAGTTGAATTTACTACATTGAAAAGCCCAAGTTTCTCTAGCTGTGATTCCTTCTTTTCTATTAGCCTTTTTATAGCGTCCGAAAAACCGGCATAATCATATAGCCTTTGTTTGCGTATATCATGTGTGTAGCAAAACTCCGCAAGTATAGGTAAGTCATTCTGGTCTGTATATTTGTCTATTTCATCACATATTTCTGCAATGTATTCATCAGTATATTTTATAGGTCTACCCATTTTTTTAATCATATATCCACTCCCTATAGAAGTTATAGAGTTCTTCATCATCGTTTATAGTATATTGCTCATGTCTCGGATTTTCGGAATAGTTTCCACTGCCCGTTATAACAATCTTAACATTACCTTGATCTATGAGCGTAACCTTAGCATGAGAGTACTTTTTGATAATATGAAAATTGGCTCTTTTCTTCTCTTCCGCTAGCAACTCGACATCTTTTCCCTTCATCTGAAATTTTATATTACAATTTACGAGTAGCGTGAAGTCCTTTACTAGATTATCATCTAATAGGTTCATAAGGATGCTTATTGCTTTCTGGTTTATCGCATAGGTGGCAATTATCAGATTTTCTATAGTCCCGTTTTTTTTGATTGCTTCCAGAATGAACCCATAAGGATTAATCACCTTTTGCGTTATCATGGTATAAGTAATTCCCTTCTCGATTCGTGGAAGTTCTTTCTCTAGAAATGATAATTTCATGTTCTGCTGTATTAATAGTTTTCTTTCAATCAATCTTGTTCCCATAGTCCTATTATAAACAGATTTTACCTCATTGTCAATGAAAGTAAAAACCCCTCCGAAGAGGGGAATTAGATTATAAGTTAATTATTTCAGTATTAGGTGCATTGTCTGAGAGTTCTTCGAGCAACTCGGAAACAAGTCTTGATACCAGTTCGCCATCTTCTTCAATCTCAATCGACTCTTCATTAGAAATATCGTCAATCTCAATATCAAGTCCCAATTCCTTGGCGGCTCTGATTCTGTGACAACCCTCGACTGCCAACCACAGTCCGTACAGGTCACTCCAGATTGCCTTGATTGTAGGTTCGCCCAGGACTTCCATTTCTGCCATGACTTCTTCAAGGTGCTTTTCGGTATAATGTCTATGTACTAATGCGATTGTCATCTCTGTATCTCCTTCTCTTTATAATTAATATTACCATATCCTAGTGTTCATGTCAACAGTAATAACCGAAATAACATAAATACATGAATTATTTTTCTGAATTGATTACCGAATTGTCAATCTTAGCGTTTCCTCGTCAATCTCACGAATTATAATCTTCTTCCCCTCACTACGCTTTATAAAATAAAACGTACCGTAAGGTCTTTCGATTGTTGATTCTATAGTCCACTCGTAGCCGTCTAGGAAGATTG